GGTATACAACACATTCTATACAAGGAGAAACGGCACATCATAATTTATACATTGATTTAAACGGGATGTGGGATAGAAGAATGCTTTACACAGCATTATCACGTGCTAAATATTTAAATCAAATTTACTTAATATTATAAAGTAGATTTTAAAAAAAAAGATTAATTATTTATTTTTTACTTTTAGCATTTTTATGTAATTTAGCAACTGCTTTTTTTTGTGCTACAGTAGGTTTAACTGATTTAGGAAGAACAAATTCATCTTTATGAATCAATGCTACGCCTGTTTTCTTAACTTTACCTCCATTTTTAAATCCAAGAAGACCGCCTGCAATTTTACCTAAATCTCCTCCTATTTTTGAACCGATTTTTCTGCCTTTCTTACCTCCGACAAAATTTCCGGCAATTCCTCCAAGTGCATTTCCGGCAAGTCCTCCTAATTGAGTTCCAAATAATCCCATTTTTATATAATTATATTAGATAAAAATTCTTTTTAAAAAAAAGAATTACAAAAAACTAAAAAAAAGAATTACAAAAAACTCTTTATTCTTTATTCTTTTTAAAAAAAAGAATTACAAAAAACTCTTTATTCTTTATTCTTTTTTTAGTTTTTTGTAATTCTTTTTTTTAAAAAGAATATTGACACAATCATTATTTAATATATACCAACGTTCTCGATCATCTAAATCTTTTTTAGTTCCTTCAACTTCTTCAATTAATTCAATTTCAACTTTTGTGTTTGTGGTTTCTGCTAATGAAAATATAAGGGATGATGAAATTCGTCTATCATTGCTTTTATATGCGTAATTATGTTCTGCTTTTCTTTGTGCTAATGATTGACATGTTTTTCCATAATAACATAAATCTCCATTTTTAATTTTATATATTTTCATTTACTATAATATTAAGCAATATTTTTTTTCTAAATAATTACCATAATAATTTTTTAGCATAAAAACCTGCAATTCCATTATCATTTTTATGTCTAATATTATATAATCTTCTTCTTTCATTAGCATATTTTAAGCCTTTTTCTTCAATATAAGTTCCGTAATCTTTATACGGCAAAAATCCTATAGAAATAATTTTATTCCCATCTTTAAAAACATCAATTTTTTTATTTTTATTTTTACTTGGTTTAATATCAACATTTAACTCTTTTGCTTTTTTTTTTGTGTAATCTGTTATTTTATACATATTCTTTTTTTAGAAAAAAGAATTACAAAAAACCTTTTAATTATTCTTTTAAAAACAAAAGAATTACAAAAAACCTTTTAATTGTTCTTTTTAAAAAAAAGAACTACAAAAAACCTAAAGGATGGGGTCGTAGGGGAAAACTTGGTTTCCCTACTAATAGTCTTCTAAATTATTAAGATTTTCATCATCCTTATATATATTATCTAAAAGGATATAATCATTAGTTGGTGTTGTTAATTTTTGTGGAACATCATAAAAAGGAGTTTTTGATAATGGATTTTTTTTTTTCATTTCTTTTCCAGTTTGTAAATTATTAAGATTTTCATCATCCCTTGTAATATTATCTAAAACAATATAATCATTTTTTGGTGTTTTTAATTTTTGTGGAACATCAATAAAAGGAGTTTTTGATAATGGATTTTTATTTTGATTTTCTTCTTTTAACATACTACTTACCATTTTATCAAAATCTTCATTTTCTTTTAATATTTTTTTTTCTTGTTTAGTCAATAAACCCATTTTTTTTTTAAAAGTTAATTCTGCTTCTTGTCCTAATGTCTCTCCAAGTGTATATGTATATGCTTCTTTTTCTTCAGGATTCATTTTTTCAAAATCTTTTTTTGTTATTTTTTGATTGTTAAATATTAAGGCAGTATAATAATCTTCTAATTTTTGATTAGATATACCTTCGGGTAATATACCTTTACCAGCAAATATTTGTTGAGGTGGAGGTGATACAATATAATTACTACCCGCTCTTTGTATATCTTCATATCTTGGGATTGAAGAAATTATTTTTTTATTATAAAAATCTTCAATTTGTTTTAAAATAATGTTTTGTTTAGGTTTAGGTTTAGTTTTACCCTTTGGTTTTTTAACTTTAGGTTTTTTAGATTTAATTTTTTTAATAGGCATTTATATATTCTTTTTAGAAAAAAGAATTACAAAAAAAGATTTAATTAAAAAAGAATTAAAAAAAGAATTAAAAGATTTTTGTAATTCTTTTTTCTAAAAAGAATATATAATAATGTTTAAAAACTTCGAACCTTTAAATACTCAAGTACCTATTGAAAATGAAGAATTTTTTACTGTTGTTTTGAATTCAAATTTAGCATCTGGAACAGTTAATGAAGCAACTTTTAATTTTGATTGGTCTGTATTACCTGATAGAGCATACACAGTTCATTATTCATATAATACAACTAATATGAATTTAGCAACCGGTAAAGTTTGTATGATTTCAAGCGATATTTTTGCAGGTTCTAATACATATTTTGCAGGTTCTCAGACTTTAAGAACTCAATCATCAACATCTAATTTTTTAGGTGTTGCATATCCTTATATTTATGGAGCAACTAGTGCACTACATGCAGATGACTCAAGCGCTCCTCCTCTTTTTTTAAATACTCGACCTAATAGTAATCAATTTACAGTTTCTATTAAAACCGGTGATGCAATTCCCGTTGATTATCCAACTTTAGGTGCATGGGTCTTAGTTTTACAATTTAGACCTTATAATAAAACGAGTAAATACCTTATATAAGTAGATTTTAAAAAAATCTACGGCAAAAGGATTTTAGAAGTTTTTTGTAGTTCTTTTTTCTAAAAAGAACAAATCTACGGCAAAAGGATTTTAGAAGTTTTTTGTAGTTCTTTTTTCTAAAAAGAACAAATCTACGGCAAAAGGATTTTAGAAGTTTTTTGTAGTTCTTTTTTCTAAAAAGAACAAATCTACGGCAAAAATGTTAAAAAATCTTTTTGTAATTCTTTTTTCTAAAAAGAATAATTAAAAGGTTTTTTGTAATTCTTTTTTCTAGGTTTTTTGTAATTCTTTTTTCTAAAAAGAATATATAAATGAGTATTACTATAAAAAAAAACGAATCTCCTAATCTTTCAACTTGTAAAATGTTATGCGATGGGGGATTACATGAAAAACTGAATAATTATGAATTAACAAAATTTTTAAATTCTCACGAAACTAACCTTATGATTGGACGCCCTTCGAGCGGAAAAACAAGTTTATTGTATTCATTCTTTAAGAGTTCAAAAATCTTTAAAAAGACCTTCCACAATATATACCTTTTTCAACCAAGTCATTCAAGAGCAAGTATGTTTGAAAATATTTTTGAAAATATCCCTCAAGAACAATGCTATGAAGAATTAAATAATGAAAATTTATCAAGTGTAATAGATAGTATAAAGAATGAAGATAAAAAATATAATAATTGCATTATCTTTGATGATATGACCGCGTATTTAAAAAATCAAGATGTAAAGAAATTATTGAAAGAATTAATATTTAATAGAAGACATTTAAGAACAACAGTAATATTTTTAGTCCAAACTTGGTATTCTATTGAAAAAGATATTAGGAAATTATTCAGTAATATTTTTTTATTCAAAGTATCAAAACAAGAATTAAAAACAATTATGGACGAGGTTGTAGAATCTAAGGCAAAATATATGAATGAAATTTCAAAAATAGTTTTTAATGAACCTTATAAATATTTATTTATAAATGTAAATACTCAACGATTATTTGACGGATTTGATGAATTAATCTTTGAAGAGTAGATTTTTACTAAAAAGAATTTCTAAATAGAATATATATAAAAAATGTTTCGCAAATCATACGGAAATACAGCCTCACAAATGTTTAAAAAAGGTTTATCAACTTCTTCGAATGTTAGTAAAAGTTTTGGCGGTGCATCATCTAAATTGAGTGGAGCTATTGATAAAGGTAATCAACTTTTGGGTTCTGTTGAGAATGTCCCGTTTGTAAAAACTTCAATCGCAATGAATCCAGAAGCTCAAGGAATTTTATCAGGAATCAGAAAAGGTTTAAAAGTTGGTGGTGATGTTTCAAATATATTAAAGAAAACAAGTGACATAACTAACCCTTTAAATTATGAAAAAATCACAACTAAAACTGGAGGTATAAATGCA